TTTTATTTGTAGGCATGATACACCCTATAAAGTGGTGTCGTCAAATAGTTTTTATGCATTATTCCCAGGAATTGCTAAAATTGGACTATGAATAATGAACAATTGACCGACAAACAGCAGAAATTTATTGATGGATACCTTAGCAACGGCGGGAATGCTTCAAAAGCATTTATTGACGCCGGATATAAAGCAAAGAATGAAAACGTTGTGAATGTGTCGGCGTCTAAATTGCTAAGGACTACTAAGATAGCGTCACGAATTGCTAAGATTAAATCAAAAGACTTAGCAAATAGGCGGAAGAAACAAGAGAAATATGAGATAACGCAAGATTGGCTAATCTCTCAATTGATCACGACAATAGAAGACGCAAGAGCAGATAAGCAGCACAACGTAGTCCGCAACTCCTTAGTTGATATAGGAAAATTAGTCGGATTGTACGTGGACAAACGTGAGATAAACGCAAGTTTGGCCATTGATAGCCAACTTACGCAGCTAGACACGACGCAACTGCTCCAGGCCTTGAATGTTGCAAAGGAAACAAAAGCGATCGAAGCCGAGTACAAAGAGATTGACGGCGATGTTGTCTAATAAGGACGCGTCCAGGCGATGGTAAAGAATGCGCGTAGGGGTGTCTGCGCAGGCTCCCGCACAACGCGACCCGGGCGCGGGGGTGCGCGCGCTCTGAGGAGAGTGCTTACGCCCAACCAATAAAATCCCTGTTCCCCAGGAGTTATTCCCCCCATTCAAAGCCTCTTCCTTCTGTTCTTCCTTCTCTGGTACAGGGCAAGGAAGAAGGAAGGTCTTTTCTTAATTATCTTTAAGGGGTGTTTTACCACCTTATGACTATATGTCTCAGCGTTGTTTCACTGCGTTATTTGCGTCATTCCGTGACTGAAATGGGTGACGCACCTGCGTTAGCAGAGGGTGCGTAATCCATAAAGTGACGCAGGGTGCGTCGCTCTGCGTCGTTTGTGACTACCGCTCTTTGTATTTGTAACTACTGTAAATGACCGTTGCATATATCCCCTTTAGGGGTATATGCAACGCCTTTTCTTTCTTTGCTTCTTTCTTTCTTTTTCGGGGTGTCTCAGGTATAAAATTAGGTAATTCTGCTAAAAGGTTGTATTTTTAAATAAGGGATACGGGTTTCGTGATACGCCTCCACGCCAGCTTTTTCCTGTATCCCGTTTTCTTTTACTGGGTTAGACAATAAGGAGTTCTTATATGCCGAAAGGAATTGGTTACGGAAAGAAAAAACCCATCAAGAGAAAGCCAATGGGTGGTAAGAAGAAATAGTGGTAGCTTTACCTGAAGCTCACAGAAAAGAAGCGCTTAGAAGGTTAGAAAAGGAGTTTGCGCGTCGCAATTTCGTTTCCCCTGATGGTGAACAACCTGATTTCCTCGACCATGTGAAGATACTGGAGAGGTCTCAGGCACAGGCAGGGGTGGCAGGTGGTGCGGCACCGTTCCAGAAATGGCCTTATATCGTTGAACTCGCAGAGGCGGTGTCTAAAAACAGGCTCGTTACCGTCTTGAAGGCGCGTCAGTTGGGGTTCTCGTGGACAACGGCGGCTTATGCTGCGTGGTTGTTGACGTTTTCTCCTGGTACTAACGTGTTGATGATTTCCAAGGGGCAGACGGAAGCTTTTTCCCTACTTGATAAAGTTAGGTTTATTATTAAAAACCTCCCGAGTGAGTGGCAACATTCGCTTTCACCCGATTCAAGGTCGGAAATTGGCATACCTTCCCTCGACTCAAAGATCATTGCCCTCCCTTCTACGGAAGATGCGGGCCGGTCAGAGACCGCGTCCGTGGTAATACAGGATGAGGCAGACTTTCATGAGTACCACGCACAGAACTATGCCGCTGTAAAACCGACTATAGATGGTGGCGGCCAGATGATAATGGGTTCCACCTCAAATAAACGCCAGATGACTTCCCTTTTTAAGGAACTTTACAAGGGGGCCCCTGATAACGGGTGGCATAACCTTTTCATACCGTGGCACGCGAGACCCAAACGTGATCAGAAATGGTACGAGGGTGTCAGGGATACCGTTCCCGCAATTGATCTTTCGGGTATGAGCCCCGAACAGTTCATGGAACAGGAATATCCTGGTGAGGAACATGAAGCACTTTCCCCTCCAAGGGCGCAATCTATCTTTGATCGGGACATGATTGCAGGCATGATGGACGACTGTATAGAACCCATCAGGAAAGTGGGACCCGCATCCATATACCAGGAGCCAAGGGCCGCAAGAAGGTACGTTGCAGGCACGGACGTTGCTTCAGGGGTGGGTATGGACTACTCGGTAACGGTGGTGGTNGATGTGAATTCAGGGTACATAGTCGCCGATTTAGTAACGAATACCCTGCAACCGGAAGACTTTTCGGCAGCTTCTATGGAAATGCTCGAGGTCTACCATAACCCCGACTGGGGTATTGAAAATAACTTCTCCGATACAGCCCTTACCGTGGCAAGNGATATGAACTATCCTAAACTGTATAGAAGAAGAGTGGGACGGGGTAAACAGATGAGACGTGAATACGGGTGGAGAACCGACCGGATGAGCCGACAACAACTCTTTGATGAGTTACGCGCCTCCTTCAACGCAGGCCACCTGACGATACCAAGTAAATACGGACTCAATGAATTCTCGACAATTATTGCCGCTCCGGGTGAAAAACCACAGGCAATGGGCGGGGCTCACGATGACTACGTCATGGCCCTCGGTATCGCGCTCATGGTCAAAAACGAAAGAGGAATAGTTAATAACGCAAAAATAATACGCCTGCCGGCATTCGCATGACACTAGAGGATCAAGATGGCTGATGAATTCTTCATAGAACCAAGGCACAATGAAGCAGTTAAATACTGTCTTTCCCTCATGGCTAAAAATTATGAAGAAGTCGGATTTATACCTAAAGCAGGAGTTGAAAGACTAGCTGATAACAATGGCTTGGCAGTCGGAATATTAAATGGAGAACCTTGCGGCTACATATTGTATCAACCCCCTCGTGCTAATGCAGACGTTAAATTAATACAAGTCGCTATCCCTACTGACCTTAGACTTCAAAAATATGGGGCCAATTTAGTTGCATATCTCGAAAATCAGGCAACCAAACATAATGCTTCTGGTATTTATTTAAAAGTCGCATGGGATATCGATGCAAATACCTTTTGGCAACAATTAGGTTACTACTGTTCAGGAAACGTAATGGGTGGAATTGTTCGTTCAAGAAAACTCAATATTTATAGAAAAGATTTTCATCCAACACTTTTCAAAGTCGTTGAAAAACCTCTTATAGGTATCTCGAACCGTACACAATATTCAAAATTTAAACACACAAAAAATCCTGTCTACGAATTTGGATGGAGGATGGCAATATAATGGCTGATGACAGACCTGACGTAGAATCGATTATCCGCTTTCACTCGAAGATGGGTGAGCTCTGGGCCAATGCCCACGAAGAATGGCGGGACAATGACGCTTATTACTCGAGGAAATTTAAAGTATGGTCCAATACCTACCAGGGCAGGCCCGTATTCTATGACTCGACACCNACCCACTTAGTTGACCACGCCGTANCAACNNTGATGAGTTTCTCCCCNAGAATCCACAGGGAGCCTATCGGTGATACGGAACAACACAAACAGGACGCAACCTTACTGGAACACGGCTTAAAAGCTGTCATGGATGACGCCGCTTTACAGGAACCAACCCTTCCGTGGAAAGTGGTGGCACAGTATCTTGTGGCTCACGGCTACGCCGTAATAGAGGCGCCGATATTAGTAGGCCTCGGTGACAGGCCCGAAACTCCCGTCGAGGAAGATTATGACGACGAGGAGTCATATAATGCGGCAAAGGCTGTATACACGGCCAACAGGAAATCATTTAACCCGATCAGGATAAGAGTTCCCCATCCCGCTACGGTTCTTATGAACCCGAGGGAAAAAATTCCAACGATAGCGCTCAANATGTCCAAGATGACGGCTCAGGAACTGCATGACCAGTCAGTCATCAAGAAAAGACGGCAGAGAAGAAAGTATGCCGAGATATTTGAACTTGATGATCATGATCCTTTTGACGAAGTCGAGGTTTGGGACTACTGGACCCCACAGTGGCACGTAAAATTACTTGCCAATCCCGCACCGGCATACGGCGCACCCGTATCAAGGGCGGCAACACCCATCTGGATGGAGAAAAATACGTGGGGATTCGTACCTTTCGTACAGGCTTTTGCCTCTATGGGTGGTATGGATTTAGCCGACAGCGGTGGTGATCCTAGAAATTTCGCACAGGGCATCCTTACCCCCAACAAGGAAACTATAAGGAAACGGACACAGGAAATATCTGCGTTCCACCAGATTCTGCTCAGGTTTGCCTTTGCCCCGATGGGAACATCGAGAGATCCCGTAACCCTCGCTCAGGCAATATCAAACGAGGGAATACTGGAAGGTGATATGCAGGACTTCTGGGTCATGAACACACCGGATGTTCCTGGTTGGGCTCTCCAGTTACGCTCACAGACAGATTCAACACTGGAAATGGGTACATATTCGTCCGCACTTGCAGGTGTAAGGCAGTCAGGTGTCACAACCGTCGGCCAGCAGGCTATATTGAACACGGCAGGTATGAGGATATTCTCAGGTGTCGCGCTTCAAAGAGAACATATGGCATCAATTGTGGGATCAAGAATCTTGCAGATGGTCGATACCGCATCTGAACTTGCTGACGGGATAGGCGCAAACGGCAAAACCCTCAGAAAGTCACAGGTACATAACGTATACGGCGTACAGGTCGCATTCCCTCACGGTGAACCCGTAATGGAGATGCAGCAGAGACAGATGGCCATGAGCGAGTACGGAGCAGGACTCATTGACCCCATGACTTACTACGAGACGGCAGGATACGAAAACGGCACGGAAATAAAACAGAGACTCATAGAGGAATCGGTAAGGAATCTGCCCGCCGTAAGAGAAAAAATAGAGACACTGGTGGCTCAGGAAATGGGACTCGTTGACGAGGAAAACCAGGAAGCTGTCGGACAGGAAATAGCACAGAGGCAACAGGCTATGGCTCCACAGGTACCAGGAGTTACAGGTCCGGGAGGAGGAGGAGCAGGCCCCGCTGATATGAACACACCACTTACGCCAGACACATTCACGCCTGATAGGATAGACCTTGCCCGCTGAAAATCCATACTCAAACGCAATATTCTCCGTCATACAGGAGTACCAGTCGCACAGGAAAAAGGCTAAAAAAAGCGAGGTTCCGAAAGTGCGGGCAAAAACCACGCCCAAGATCGATCCTGTTGACCGTGTTCTCAGTGAACTCGGGTTTGATATCAATGAATTGAGGAACGCGTAATGACACCAGCAGAAAGAGAAGCCCAACTAGAAAGAATTGCCGAATACCTTTTAGCCCACAACAAGGTACATTTTAACGAGCTAATAAAAGCAGAGAAGGGAATTATTTCCATATCTGTTGAGGGGGGAAGCTGGGCTCAGCAAGATGATACTCGTACACGCGCAAGAGCAGAGAACTTTGCGTCTAAAGTTTCACGCGGACAGGCGGAACTCTTCGTTAAGCAGATTGTAGACCGAACTGTCTACCTTGATCCTTCTATGAGTTTATTATCCGTGGACAATAACCCTGCTAAGCGCGCCCGAATGGAAGCTCATGTTATGGACAGTATACTCCAGGGTTTTAAATGGGATGAGAAGAAGGGCACAATAACACGTGACAAAGATAAGTATGATGAAAAAACCGGTACATGGGAAAGAATCGGATATGGGAGTTTGACGTTTTTCGGTAATGATGAAACCTGGATGGATTACGCTAACCTGGAAGTTGCCCGAAGACAGAAGGAGCAGACTATTGATCCGACAATGTTTCTTATAGAACACAAGTTAAAAGAAGTTCTTATGGAAACCGTGGAAAAAAGTTATTTTGGAGAAGATAGTCTGGCTATCGCTACGATCATTATGGGAGACACCCCCCTTATAGACGCAGGCTTTCCTGCAATAGACGTAACTTCATCTGAATACGATGATGTGAAAAAACGAGTAGTACCACAACTCGAAAATATTTTCGGTACGTTTACTGAAACTATGTATGAGGATATGGAAGATTTTAATTCAGGAAGCCTGACTTCCTTTTTTGATTCACGGCTCCATCGAGCGCCTGAAAACTATTTCGATTATCTAGTAGAACCACCGGATACTTCTGGTGTGGATGCACGTCTTTTCGTAACCGACGAAAAGGAACGAAGAAAGATTCTCAATAAATGGATTGGAGAACTGGGTGGGATATCAGACCCGAGTAATAAAATACATGCTCTTGATGACTTTGAAATAAAAGCACACGGGGATACAAACAGGGATTTGATCGGTACAGAAAACAAATTTGGTCTTTTAGGAGATATTACCAATAAGTATTTCCAGGAAGGAAAGGTTCTTGATTGGGTACCCAAAGCGGCTATTGAAAAAAACCAAGAACCTTTTCAGTTTGTACTGGAAAGTGTTAAAGATGAATTTGACCAGTATTTTATGCCAGATGTTGTGGATACGGGACCGATTATTGGAATCGATCAAGGTGAAGCAATTGATACAGGTATTACTGAAAAAGCCCCGCTTTCATGGTATGAATTGCGAGTTCAGCAGGAGGCTCGTATTTTAAGACAGCAGGCATACGAAGACCCTTCTAAGGCAGGTACGGCGTTAAAAAACGAGCTATTTGGCAAAAAAGATTACTGGGTCGATGATATTCCCGTTGATGCAAAAAGAGTTTCACCTGAAGTGTGGGCTGACTGGACACATTTCGTCACGGAGTACGGTCTTTCTGCCGCACTCACATACATTGTTCCCCAGCTTCAGTCTGCCGTGGGCTCTTTCAAGATGTCCAGTTTTGACAGAGATAAAGCTGAAGCACAGGCAAAGGATTTCTTTAAAAGAAAAAGCATCAAGTGGGCCGACATTCCGATGGAACAGCAACAGGTTATCATTAGCCAGATAGAGACAAGGGGGGGAATGGATGTTGAGCGGGCGGTACGACTTCCTTCCACTGGCAATATTGGAATTGATCCAAATGAGCAAATTGATGCAGGTATTACTGCTGATCCAGAAGCCCTATTTGGTGAAAGTCTGAAAGAATTCGCAACTGGAATAGTCGATAAACAGGCTGAAATGAAATCGTTTCAGCAGATTCTCAATAACCCTCTCAGCCTGATATATGACGTTTTCAAGGAAAAGAATATTCTTAATCCTGATGTCAGTACGGCCTTTATGGAAAACCTCGACAGGAATGTTGCTCCTATCATCGCAAGAAAAGTGGCTGCCGGTCAGTATTCGAGTATCAATGAGATACGGCAGGAAATTGAAAGCCAGATAGAAACCCTTCCCGCATATGATGTGAGCGGAATTGATTATGACCGTCAGACAGGAAGTGAGATGCCGTCATTCCCATCTGGTGCTCTACCTGCTTTCAGAGCGAAGCCCCAGACACC